ATGCCGAGCCTGACGCGGAGCGCCTCGGCCCCTGGCTCAATGACTCGCTCCATTCAGCACCTCCAATGCGACTGACGGGCCGTACTCAGAGCAGATGTCAGCCGCATCCGTGCGGCCTCGGAGTCTCAGGATCTCCGCGATCGCATCGCGGATGATCGTCCTCTCGACGCGGCAGTCCTCGGCGGTCGACCTGATCCCCGCCGTCTGCGCGCCGAAGTCGCGCATCAGCCACTCGTCGTACAGGCGCTGTAGCACATCGCGGCGCGCGTAGTCGCCGTTCGGCTTGCGCGGCTTCTGCGGGATTCCCTTGGGCTTAGGCATCGGCCACCCCCGTGATCACGCGCTTCCCCTCCGCTGTGAGCTTCCACCGCACCTCGATGGTGTGGCCAAATGCCGACTCGGCCTCGAGGCTGTGCATCAGGTCGCAATCGAGCACGGCGAACGGAGCGTCGCAACCGTCGACATCGACGCGGAAGATGGTCGTGCCATTGGGGCGCTTCACCGCCGAGGCTTGCCACCCGCGCGCGACGAGGGTCAGCGTGCCGCCGCCATGCAGCTCTGGCGCGCGCTCGGCCTGTGGCACTGGCGACAGCAGCGCCTCCGTGTCCGCGCGGCGTTCCTCGCGGGTCGGCGCGGCCGGCGCGGGCAGCGCCTTGCGTGGCGGCGGCGGCGCGTCCTCCGTGATCTCCGTCTCGCCGTGGGACTCCACATAGACGGGGGCAGCGCCGAGCGCGTCTGGGCAGTGCTGCTTGTAGCCCGCGCTGATGCAGCGGGCGAACAGCATGGCCTTCGGGTACTTGCGCCAGTTGTCGCCGCCGAGGCCCGCCCGCTTCGCGTCCTCGAGCGTGAACGAGGTGTCGCCGATCGGCTCCCACTTCCCGCCGTCGCGCCCGAGGAACTGCACGCGGCACTCAATGTCAGTGCAAGTCGCGCGGTAGTCGTACTTGCCGCTCCGCTTGATCGCCGCCGCCATCAAGTTCGCCGCGAGTACGGCCTTGCCCTTGATGATGTGCAGCCCGCTCATCGCGTCGTAGTCGGCGAGGCCCAGGCCGCGACCGATGATGAGCTTGGCGCAAGCCGCCGCCTCGCTCTGGATGTCTGGGAACATCCCCGAGGCGCGGAAGACCTTGGCGACCGTCATCGGGTCGAGCTGCGCGTTCTGCGCGGGTGTGTGAACGAGATCACTCATCGCGCGCCCCCTTCCCGAACAGGGTTGCGACGAGGACAGGGCCGAACACGACAGCGGCCACGACGAGTGGGGTGAGATCCCATTCAGGCATTGCAGACTCCTTCGTTGCTGCCACGACCTGTGGCAGCGGACATTTTGTCCGATGGGAGTATCGTCGCAATCGCGCTCGAGTCAACACAATTTGCGCGCAATCTTGCAAATCGACGCGATATCCTGCCCGTCATGCGCGAGCCTACCGTACACATCCCGACCAAGTTGAAGGCGCGGCGCGTCCGCGACCATGTCGCCACCACGCTTTCATACATCCAGCGCGTGAATATGCAGCGCGACGCGCGGCGCGTCCGCGTGATCGACGAGGTGTCGTGGGAGTCGCACGACCTCTACACGCTGGCGCTCGACATCTGCGAGGACGCGGAACTGCGCTCGCTCGTCCTTCAGGCGCGCGGCGCGATCCTGACGGCGCTCACGCGATGAGCGTGTCGGCGATCGTCTCCGTGCCCAGGTAGTTCTGCGGCAGTGACAGACCCTTGCCGTACATATCGAAGAGCCTGTCGAACGCGCGGACGAACGCGCCCTCGTTGTTGTTCGTGAAGGTGAATCTGCCGTTGTCGTCCGCGCGCCAATCGGTCGACCCGGCAAGTAGCCCAACGGCCTGACCGCCCTGCGCGATCGGCACAAGCTCCGCGAGGATCACCTCGTCGATGTACGCCGCCGCCGTCGTGAGCGAGGTCGTGCTCTCGATGTGGAGGTAGGTTTCCTGCGGGATGTTGCGCGGCGACCTGATCGTGATGGAGGAAATCGTCCACGATGTCGAACCGCTCGTCAGCGTCAGTGTGCTTGCGAACGCGCCCGAGTCGATGATGTTCCCCGACCCGTCCTTGACGCTGATTCGGATCACGCCAGTGCAGCCTGTGTCGATCTTGTAGGCGACCGCGATCACATACGGCCTGTCGGGCGTGAGCCGCCCGAGCGTGCCGCCTGACGCGCCGAGTTGCTGTCGGATGTTGAACGCGCCGCTGCCCGCGTTCAGCTTGATCGACCGCGCGCCACGGTAGAAAGTGCCCGTCTCCGTCTGGAACTGCGTGCCCGCCGTGCCCGTGACGAGCGACCACTGGTCGGGGAGGTTGCTCGTCTGATCCTCAAAGTCGCTGTTCGTAAGTTGGTTCTCGTAGATGCCGCCAGCGTCGATCGCAGCGGAGACGGACACGACCCGCGTGAGCGTGCCGCTGCCCGCAGGGAATCGGTAGTCGAGCGGCGCGTACGCGGGCTGACCGCGAATCTCGAACACCTCCGCGCCTCGGCTGATCGCGCCGTTTGCCGCGTCCTGCACGCACCGCGCCTCGAGCGTCTCCGTGCGCACATTCGGCCAGTCGGCGGTCGAACCAAGGAGGATGTTCGGCGCGTCGAAGTTGTAGACGAACTGCCCGTTTCCGACATTGCTTCCGCCGTAGGTCGCGCTCGACTTCGTGATCGTTGTGCCGTTGATCGTCTTCAAGTCCGTGTCCATCTGGCGGATGAGCCAGACGAGCGCGTCGGTGATCTGCCTCGAGCGCATCGTGTTCGCCGCGCCCGAGGTGTTCGCCTCGGTAAAGCACATCTCGATGATCGTGCGCTCGGCGGCGGCGCGGACATCGTTGAGCACGCCGCCCGCCTCGGCGATGCGGCGCTCGATGTTGCCCGCGAGCACCTCGATCATGTACGCGTCGGTCGACGAGTACTCGGTCTGCACATTGGCGAGGAGCGTCTTCAGGTTCAACTGGTGCGTGCGCACCGCGTCCATCATGAAGACGAGCACGCCGAGCCGCGTGAAGAGTCCGTTCGAGCCGTCGTAGGTGAGCGCCATAGGTCAGTCCTCTGTGTGTGTATCGGGCATCGGGAGGAGCCTGTTCAGCGCGGCGCGTCGGCGCGCGCAGCCGCCGCAGTCTCCGGCCACGCGCGCGATGCCCGTGGCCTTCGCGGCGGCGTGGACGATGTCGCCCGCGCCGCGCGGCGCTCCGTGGTAGCGCGGGCACGCGGCGCACCGATCGGCGCTCGTCTCGCCGCCAAGTTCGGGGTGGCGGCACTTCGCCGCGACATCGAAGATGCACCTAGGCAACGGTCACCGCCTGTTGACGCGTGAAGGTGGCGACCGCGTCGCCGCAGACGCGGTCGAACTCGCAGATGGCCTCAAAGAACGGCGGCTCGTTGGTTTCGCGCAGGAATGCGCCGACCACGCTTTGCGAGAAGGCGATGAATGTCTCGCTCGTCGACTCGCTCGTCCACATCGTGCCTGGGGGGCAGCCGCGCGAGGCCGATAGTGCCGCTGCGGTTCCCACACCGACAAGCCCAACTGGCGACCAAGCGTCAGTCGTCGTGTTCGGCTGTCCAAAGTCGGGACATCGCAGCGTCGTTGTTGCCGTCCCACTTCCGCTCGAGGACAGGAAGAACAGTGCAGAGCCTACATCGTAGGTGGAGCCGCCAAGAAACCACGGCTGACAACCAATCTCGGCCTCGACCGACAGCGACCCCTGATACCGAACCTCCGCGAGCCTGAATGCCTGACACACGCTGTCGCAGTCGGGATACCACGGCATCCCGTACTCGCACTCGCCAGGGGTGTAGCCTTCGGGATACGAGACGGTCACGCCGCCGTTCAGGTACTCAGGAGCCTCGCCGCCGCCCGTCACCGATCCCGACAGCGTGCCGCGATAGACCCCGTCTACGCCGCGCGCAAGCGTTCCGACAAGCGAGACGGCGTAGGTGTGCGGCGACAGCACGCCCGCCTGAAAGCGCCACTCCTCCCAACTGCTGCCATCGGGCATCCGAAGCGTGTCCGTCACGACGAGCGAGTAGGTGACGGTCACGGACGGCGGCGACGGGCAAGCCCGCCAGATGTCGCAAATCTGCTCGTACGGAACGCCGAATCCCTCGCAGCAGCAGCCCGCCGACGCTGCGTCCAGAGTCACGCCTCGACCCCGTAGAGCGTGACCGTGATGCGGTCTGAGTTCGCGGCGCTGCACCAGATGCGGTCGCCGCTAGTCATGTAGATCGGCCCCTCGTAGCGCGTGGTCGTCTTCCCGTTCGTCGTCACATCGTAGAAGATCGCGTTTGCCGTGGTCGGCGATTCGCCCGGGCGAGTGTGGTGAAGCCGAAAGTCCGTGTTGTTCGATGTGATCGACGACACATAGAGCACCTCGACGACCGCACTCGACCCGTTCGGCACTTCGTAAATCTGCTGAATGGCAGTCTTCGCGACCGTCCCCGAGAGCTTGCGGCGCGGGAACGATCTCCATGTGCGCGTGTTGTAGCCGCTCGGCAGCGTCGAAGCGCGCGAGTCGATGCCGCCGCCCGCCGCAGACGGCGCAAGCGTCTCCTCGCTCGCGGTCGGAGCGGTGAACGACGCGGATTCCTTTCCTGCTGCTGCTGCCATCATGGTTCTCCGCTTGGACAGGTGAACGCGTAGCCGTTCGGCATCGAGAATACCCAGAGGTTCGCAGTGGGAACCTTCGACGCAACGACGATCACGCCCGTTCGGATAGGTCGGCGGATCGCCGTCACGCCCGCTGGGGGCACGCTGCCGACTCCGATGATGCCGCCATCGTCGGGCCGAATCTCCGCGATGTTCCACATGGTGTAGGTCGGGCCGAACTCAGTGGCCGTCACGACGCTTCCGAACGGCGGCACGACATCGAAGCCGATCTGCACCTCGCGGCCCTCGTATCCCCACTGGTACGAGAGGTTGCTCGCGTTCACGCCAGTGATCTTGATCGCCTTCTGCCCGCCGCCGCTGCTTGCGACGATCGCCCACCAAGACTGACCCGTCTTCGTGCGGCGCGGAGTGACGAATGCGATCGCGCCCACCGCGTACGCAGCGCCGTCGAGCGAGAACGCGGGCGCGGCTCGAGTGTCTCCGTCGAGCGTCGAGTTGCGCCCGCCGACCACGACCTCGTAGTCGCCGTCGTCCTTGAGCACGACCTCGCTCCACTGGTACGCGCCGTCGACCGCCGCGCCGAGCTGCGCAAGGACGAGCGGCCCCGAAGCGATCGGGCGCGCGCCGCCGATCGCGGGCGAAGACGCTTCGATCAGGTCGAAGGCTTCGTTCAGGTGATGCCACGCAAGCTCACCGACCTTGCCGTTGTTGAAGCGTGGGAGAGTCATCAGTCCGCGAGGATGTAGTACTGGAGGTTCACGGCGGCGGTGTTCGCGCGCGCGGTCGGCGCGTTCGTGCCAAGCCGCATGATCGCGGCCTCGCCCGCCTTGAGCTTGGCGAACGCGACGAATGTCGTCGTGCCCGTGCCGATCTCGACGAAGTTTGTCGGCCCAAGGTTGCGGAAGTACGCGTACCCGGGCGTCGAGACATCGGTGACGCTCAAGGCTTCGCCGCTCGTACCGATGGCCTGAACGCCCCCCGTCGCGTTCGTGCCAGTCATGTCGACGAGGAGAGTGCCAGGATCTTCGCGGTGCGCGAGGAACCCCTTGGCGACGGTCATCTTGAGCTGAAGGGTGATCTCGTTTGCCATGTCAGAAGTTCTCGCTCAGTGCGTTGAAGTCTGCGAAGTCGGGGAACGGCTGCTCGAACGCCACGGTCGCCGCGCGCAGGATGCCGGGGCTTGCCTCGCTCAAGAGCACCTGTCCGTCCGCGCCACGGCGCGGGACTTGAATAAGGTGCATCTGCGCGTCCTGCGCGAAGTAGTGCGTGAGGCTCACCTTGTCGAGCGCGACACGCTGCGCCTTTGCGCCCTTGTAGACGACCTGTCCGCGCGGCGCGCCCTGAAAGTCGACCGCGTTGCGCGTGCCGCGCACGGCGCGGATGTTCAGGCTGCGGTCGGGGATCGTCTCGAGCGCGACCGTCTCGGTGAACTCGATCGTCGAGAAGAACGCGAGGACGCTCAGTGGAAGCCCTGCGCTGTCGACCTTGCGTCCGCCGATGTCCGATTGCAGGACATTGGGAGAGCCGAACGGGGGAAGCAGGAGGCCCGGGTTCGTGCGCCAGACATCGCGGAACTCCGCGCTCCAGTCGATCGAGAACTGGGTGTACCCGATCTCGAGCGGCTGAAACTGGAACGGTTCGCCGTTCTCGTAGTTCCACTCGAGGTTCCAGACTCCGCTGCCGTCGTCGCGGTAGGTGATGCTGTACGAGCGCGCGTAGATGCCGATCTCGCCAGGAAACAGCGAGTTTCGCGCGGGGATGTCGACGCTGCCGATGGTCGTGCCGAAGGTGTCGCGGATCTGCTTCGGCGTGGTGATCGCGGTCGCGTCGTCCCAGATGGCGAATCGTCGCGTGGCGGCGGTCTTGCCGCCGCTGTAGTTCATGTTGCGCGTTTCCTGAAGCTCGATCGCAACCAGTGCCATCAGCTGAACCCTCCCGCCGCGCCCTGCGCGCGGATCGCCTCAAGGGCGCGCACGATCCGAATGTCGTTCTGCCGCTTTTCCGTCTCTGGGTACGCGTCGAACGAGAAGGAACCGAGCGCGGTCTGCGTGCGGCCCACCCCTGCGGTCTGCGCTTCCTCTCGCTCCGCGTTCAGGACTTCCTCGGCCTCGGCAACGCGTCGCGCCGTCTCGATGCGCTCGGCCTCGTCGCGCTCGCGAAGCTCGCGCATCTTGTCGGCGATCGTCGACAGCCTGGTCGCCTCAGCATCGGCTGCGGCATCGGCAGCCTCTGCCTCCTTGCGGATGCGCTCTTCGTTTGCCTTCGTCTGCTTTTCTGCGGCCTCGTCGACGGCCTTCATTCGCTCAGCTGCGGACTGCTGAATGAGCTTCCGCTCAGCCTGAAAGATTTCCTCGATGAACTTTCTTTCATTGTCCCGAGTCGCCGCCTTCATGTCCTCGGCGAACTGCTTCTCAAGAGCCGCAAGTCGCTCCTGCGCCTCAAGGTCGATCGCGTACCGCTCGTCCCCCGCCTCGCGCGCGGCGTTGCGGCGAAGCTCGAACTCGGCTGCGACAAGGCGCTTGGCGCGGCCCTCGGCCACGGCAAGGGACTTCTCTGCCTCTGCCTCCATCGCGCGAGCCGCTCCAACCATTCTCTCCTCTGCCGACGCTCCGATCGCAAGGTCAAGAGCCGACTCGACGGCGCTGGCGATTGCGCCAATGACAGGGATAGCCTTGATGCCCTGCGCGATCGCGTCGCCGATCTTCGCGCCCTGCGCCGCCTGTTCAAGCGTGGTCTTGAGCGCGGCAGAGATTGCGGTAGCCGCAAGCGCCCCACGGATCGCGCTTTGCGCGCTCTTGCCGAAGTTCGCGCCGAGGCCGTCGCCCTGCTTGTCGAACGAGTCCTTGAACGCCTTGCCAGCCTCGCCGCCCTTCGTGGCGGCGGTCGTCTTCACGGCGGTCATCGACTCGTTGAAGCGAGTCATGGTCGCCGCCACGGAGATATTGATAGCGCCCGCGTTCATCGTCCCTCCACATATCGTCTCATCCAATCGCCCTCATCGGTGCGCTCGCCGCTGCCCTTCGCGGCCATGACGAGGTGCGCCTCGAACTCGCCGCAGACGAGGTCGAGCGGGTTGCCGAGTCCCGGGCACGCCCGCGCCACCAGATGCGCGTGCGCGAGCCAGTCGCGCGGCGGCTCTGGCGACAGCGGGCCTACGGATTTCCCGACGCGGCCCGCCGTTCGTGCTCCTCGAGGTCGATGCCGAGCGCGCCAAGCGCGAGCGCCGTGGCGACCTGTGGCTCGACGAGCGCGACGAGTTCGCCGCTCTCCTCGCACGCGCGGTCAAGGACGCGCAGCGCCCCCGAGAGCGAGAAGCACGACATGACGAGCGCGCTTGCGCGCCTTGCCTCGTCGCGGGCCGTGCGGGCTTCCGCGACCGCCTCCTTCGGGGTCATGCCCGCCGCGCGCGCGTCACGCGCCGCGTCCGCAGCCATCGCGTCCGCGAGGCTCTCGCCCAGCGCGATCCTCTCCCGAACCGTCAGCGGACGCAGCGAGAACGCGCGCCCCTCCACTTCATGTGTCCATGCAGACAGCCTGATCATCGCATCCTCCTTCGCAAGAGCTCCGCGAACGCATCGTCAGGCGCGGCAACGCGCTTGTCTCCGACACGGCGGATGCTCCAACCGTCGATGCCCTTGAGGTCGACCCGCTCCGACATCACCGCGCATCGAACCGCGTGCTCCTCGCTGACAGTCCCTGGCGAGACGCGGCGCGTCCGCGCCGTGCCGTCGCGCAGTACGAGCGTGACGATCCAGTCGCTTTCGCTTGGGCCGAAGAGTCCGACCGCTTGGTGCATCAGACAAGCCAGGTGACAACGGGCGCAGCGCCGTCCGCGTTGCCGAAGTTCGCGGTGATCGTGACATCGCCCGTCTTGTCGGACGCGAAGGCGTAGTTGTTCAAGATGCAGTTCGCAGCGATTCGCGCGTCGGTTGTTGCCGTGCCGTCGAACAGGCCGAGCGTGATCAGCGTGGTTCCGGTCTGGTTGAACATCACGGCGACCGAGGTCGTGCCCGTGTCGTTCACTTCGAGCGACCCCGTCAGCGATCCCGTCAGGTCGAGCATTCCGAGGCGGCGGCGGCGACCCGTGTCGCCGAAGCCCGTCAGGTCGCTTTCGGTGCGCGCGAGCGTCGCCGCAAAGGTGCGAACCTTGATCTTGTTCGTGATGCCCGTGCCGAGCGAGACATCGCCGTCGTTTCCAATGATGTAGGTGGTTGGCATGGTCGATTCCTCAGATGTCCCAAGCGGTGAGCCTGTACCGTTCCGTCATCGTCCAAGCGTCGTCATCGAATGACGGCACGCCCCCCGCGACCTTGACGGCGGTCACGCGGTCGATGCCAGAACCCGACACCGCCGCGATCGGAGTCGACAGCGCCGTCTCGAGTTCCTGAGCGATCGTCCAGATCGCGGTGTTGCCCGCGTTCGTGTACACGATCAGGAAGTCGACATCGAGCGTGTACCGCTTCTGTCCGCCGAAGTGCGGCTCGACCGTCGCCGAGACTGACGAGTACACGACGAGCGGAGTCGGCGAGTTCGCGGGAGCCTCGTCGAGGTAGATGCGGGAGCCGCACGCCGTCAGGAGCGCGGTGCTCGCGTTGATACGCCCGCGCAGGGTGTCGAAGATGCCCTTCATGGCTTGTCGATCTCCTCCTGTGCGGCTGTCCCGATGATGCGCTCGGCGCGCTTTGATACGGCGTTGAAAACAGGCCGCACATACGGGCGCGGCCTGATGCGCCGCGTGCCGAACTCAAGGAAGCGCGCGTACTTCAGGTTCGAGCCGTAGGAGAACCCGACGCGGTCGCCCGTGTCCTCGACCTCGATCGCCGCGAGGGTCTGCGTCGTCTTGCTGCCCTTGCGCCCGAATGTTCGGTCGGCGTTGCCCGCCAGCGCCCACGACTGCCGCAATCGGCCCGTGTCGACGGCGGGAGGAGCGCCCGCCGCCGAGGCGACATGGATGCCCTGTGCGCGGAGGTTGCGCCCGTTCTTGCGTCCGCGCGCCACGCGGTAGCGGCGACCGCTGCCAGGGCGCGAAAGTTCCGACCGCAGCAGCCGCGAGATGACGAGCTGCACAGAAAGAAGCCCGTTCACGATCCCGCGCTTCACGCGTCTGCGGATCGACTCGTCGTCGATGTCGACCGTTACATCGCTCACGACAGCACCTCGACCGCTTCGACGGAGGTCATGCTGAGGTGCGGCGCGGCCTGAGTCAGCCCGAGTTCGCCGGGGTTCACCGACCCGATCACGCGGTAGTTCCGCGCCGTCGTCGCGAGGCTGTCGCGCACCTCGTCGTCGATGCGGATGTCGACCGCTCCCTCGAGGTAGATCGTGCAGGAGGTGCGCCCGTCCATGCGGCCTTGCGCGACATCGCTCGACTGCGTGGTCGGCTGCACGAAGCCCTTGACGCAGCACACCGCCGCGTAGGTGCGCGTGACCTCGCCATCGGACGCAACGCCGACCGTGGGCCTGTAGACCCACAGTTTGCGCCCGAACCGCGTGACGAGCGAGCCGATGCTCAACGAATCCTCCGATACGGGCCGAGAAGCCCGTCGATCTCGCGGCTCATGTCCTCGCCCGACTTGACCGAGTACGAGTAGCCGCCGAGCGACTCGCTGGCGACAGCCGAATCGCGCGTCCTGTCGCGGAAGAAGTTGCCGCACATCGACAGCGTGGCGTGCACGACATCGGGCGGAAGCGTCGTGTAGCCGCCCTGATAGTCGACCATGACGGACTGCCAGCGGTCAAGGCTTTTCCCGTAGACGATGCCGCGCTCCTCGTCCAGCTGCCACTCGGAGACTGCCGAGTAACCAAGCATGACCGCGCCGCCGCCCTTGCAGTCTCGGCCCGCCGCGCGCGCGAGGTAGCGGCTCGGCGCGGAAACGCCGACCGTCGCGGCAAAGCCCGCCGTGAGGTTCACCTGTGCCGCGAGAGCCGCCGTGGTCGGGTAGGTGTCGAGCGCAAGGTCGGTGGCCGTCGCCGTGCCAACGATGTCCATGCGGCGCAGCGCGAGCTTGCCGTCGAACGCAGACACGGTCGCGGCGATGTCCGAGGCCGTCGTGCTCGTCACTGTCAGAAAAACATCCGTCGAAGTTCCGACGAAGTTGACCGCCGAGACGGGCTGATGGCGCAGGACGAGCCGCTCCCCGCCGCCCTCCTTGACCTCGTAGTGGCGCTGCGAGACGAACACCCGACCGCAGTAGCGGTCGACCCACGCCGACGCGCGGTCGAGGCACGCGTCGAGGATCGTGTCGTAGTCCTGCGTCGTGAGGCCGAGGAACTCCTTGGCCTCGGCGAGAGTTGCGTGCGCGAGTGCTGATGCCATCAGGTCTTCCTCTGCCTTCTCTTCGGCACGGCGGCGAGTTGAGCCGCGTCCTCGAACAGCGGCGCGGGCTTCACCAGCCGCTCCGCGCTTCCGCTTGCGACGAGCTTCTCGGCGATGCGCTCGTCAACCTCCACGATGCACCCTGGCCTCAGATCACGCCGCCCGTGCAGCGCCTCCCAGACGGCGCAGTTGCGGCGGATGACTAGTAGGTCGCGCATTCGCTGGGCCTCCCCTCGTCCGTGTGCTTGGTGCTGTACTGATGGATCGCCTTCAGGTCTTCTCCCGGCCATGTGATGACCAGTTGGAGATGCCCGATGCGCACGCGAGGCGTGGCGCAGATGCGCCCCGTCTTGGCAAACGCCTTCCAGAAGTAGATGTCATCGTCGACGCGCCCGTCGCCCCACTCGCCGGACGCGTTCGGATGCGAGACGAACCACGGCTTCTCCATCCGCTTCAGCGCGTCGACGCGGATCAGCGACAGGCCGAAGTGCCCCGTCTCGCAGTCGACCACCTCGCGGTGGAACATCTCGGCGGGGACATGGGTGATGCGCTCGCCCTTGTCGTTCTTGATCGACAGAAGCACCGTGTCGCGGTCGCGCCCGATCTGAAGCGGGAACAGCGCGTCCACATCGGGGTTCGACTCCATGATCTGCCACAGGCGAATGATGTCCTGCTCGTCGAAGATCGAGTCGAAGTCGATCGTCAGGATGTACTTGCGCTCGCCCGAGTTCACGACACCTTCCATCATGCGCTGGAGGCACTGGCCCCAGAACACCCCCGTGGCCTTCGTGAAGTCGATGCCGAGGCGTGCGCAAGCCATGTGGGTCGCTCCCATCGTCTCCGTCCACGCGATGCGCGGGAGCGACATGATCGCGGCCACCTCTTTCATCGGGAGCGTCGGCCTCGGGCGCTTGCATCGGCGCGCAAGCACCGAGAGCCAGCCTTCGCCGTCCGACCACGACACGCCCGTCGCGCCTCCGAGGATGTCCCACCCTGCGAGGCTCAACACCTTCGACAGCTTCTCGCGGTTCCAGATCGACTTGTACTCGCCGCGCGCGAGTACGGCCTCCTCGACGCTGCCCGTGCCGTCCGTGTACATCCGTATCGCCGCGTCGAAATCGGGCACATCGAAGCGCGCCTCGTCGCCCTGCACGCCCTTCGCCACATCGAGTTCCGTACCGCTCGCCGCGCGGGCAAGCACATCGTTTCGCTCTGACATTCGCACCTCCAGTGTGTCGCCGCCGCGTAACACGCCGTCGCATCTGAACAGCCTCGATGTTCGCGTGCGGCCACAGGTTCCATCGGCAGGATAGCCGCGCAAACGCACAGCGGCCCGACCCCGTGAAGGGGCCGAGCCGCCGATGCGAAAGACGAGTGCCTCAGATGTCGGCGAGGTGCGCCGCGCCGTTCTGCGCGGCGGTCACGGGCGCATCCGCCGCGAGGCCAAGCTCGACGGCGATGATGGGCTGCGTGGTCGCGTGCAGGCTGAAGGTCGGCTTGAGGTAGCGCTTGCGGCCACGGAGGTCGACCTCGTAGATGAGGCGCGCCTCGGTCGTGGCGACCGTCACGCTGGAGGGCGTGTACGCCGTGCCAGCCGCAGCGGCCGCGATGGCCGACCAGGTGCTGTTGTTGTCCGAGTCCTCGAGGGTGTTGTTCGTGAGAACGGTCGAGAGGCCCGGGTTGCCCGTGGAGATGCACAGGATGCGCGCGAAGCTGAAGCCACGGCAGTCGATGCTGGCCGTGAGCTGCGAGGCGTTCGTCGCGCCGATTGCGGCGATCTGGAACTTGGTGTTCGGCTTCATGGAATCTTTCCTTCCTGCTCAGGGGCGGCGGGGGTCGCCCGCCGCCCCGTCGCGGTGAATCAGAGGGTGAGCTTGATGACTGCGCCGCTGGCGGACGCGGAGCCGACATTGGCGTTGACGATGTCGAGGCGCTCGGTCGCGCGGACTGCGATGAGGTCGTTGGCCCACGCGTCGCCGCCCGTGTTCGAGAAGTCGATGGCCGTCTGGCGGCGATCGCCGAAGTACGAGGACAGGCGAAGGTCGCCGATGAAGGCGAAGGTCGCGCCGCCCGACTCCGTCACGGGGATGACCTGAGTCCAGACAACGGGGTAGCCGAGGAACTGCGGGGTGCGCAGTCCGTCCGCCAGCGTCTGCATGGTGTTGCCGCCAGCGGTCGCCGCGAGACGCTCGAAGATGCCGTGCCAGGCCGACTTGGAGCAGTAGATCTTCACATTGTTGCGCGAAGCGGCCCACGCGGGAAGCTTGCGGAACGCCGCGACGAGGTCGGCGAGGGCAACGCCAGAGTAGGCGGTGACCGATCCCATGTCGGCTTGCTGGAAGGTCGCGTCAGAGAGGATCGTGTCGAGTCCGACGATGCCGCCAAACGCGTAAGTGCCGTCGCCGAGGAAGCCCGCGCGGTCTTCCGCAAAGGCAAGCGCCTGAGCGATCTCGTCAGCGGCCTCGTCGCCGAGGTTGACGAGGCTGTCCTCGTTCAGCTCGCTGCTGATCTCGGTCAGCACGCCGAGCTTCTTGGCGACGAGCTTGTTCGAGCCGAACACCTGATCGCTCTTGGTGATCGGTGCGCCCTCGCCGATCCAGTTCGCGGTCAAGCCCGTGGTGCGCTTGTTGACGACGCGCGTGTCGCTCGACATCGGGATCAAGCGAGACTCGCGACGGAACACGCCGTACTCCTCGCGGAGCGTGACGAGTTCGCTGTCCATCTCCTCGGGGACGAGGAAGCCACCCGCCGAGTTGATGCCCTCGACATGGGCCTTCTCGCGAACGAGAGACACGCCGTTCGTCTTGCACCACTCGAGCGACTTGGTGTGTCCCATCGCCGCGGCGCAGAAGCGACCGAAGCGGTAGGCGGAGTCGATGCCCTCGCGGGTGTTCTTGAACGACTTGAGCTTGCCGTATGCGCGGGGAGCCTCGACGCGCGGCTGCGCGGCGACGGCCTTGGTGCTGACGATGTCGGCGAGCGCGGCCTTGACGGCGCTCGCGATCTTCTCTTCGGTCATGGGATCCTCCTGCTTGGCCGCGTCCGTCTCGGGAGCGGCGGGAGCTGCGTTGCTTGGGGTGATGACGATGTCGAGCGTCTCGGGGTCGACGGCCATTCCGCTCTCATCGACGATCATGTAGCCGTCGAGGATGAGAGACTTCTGGGCCATCACGCCGGGTTCGCCCTTGATGCGACCCGCGCGCTCGAGTGCGCTGCGGAAGTCGCTGAGATTCATGGTCTTCATGGGACAACCTTTGTCTTTCCGTACCCGCTTGAGGCTTTCCTGAAGGCGACACGCCGTGAGACAAGCCGAGCGTCAGTCGAGGTAGATCGCGCCACGGGCCTTTGCGACCTCGCGACGAACCACGCTCTCAATGGAGATCGGCGCGGCCTTCGCTTCGATTGAGGGCGCGGCGCAAGGCAGCGCGACTGTCACCGCGACGCGGCGCGGAACCTCGATGCCGAAGAACCGCTTTGCAGCCACGCGCGAGACGAGTCCCTTCTTGACGGCCATGATGAGCGCGTCGGGGTTCGACTGAAGCGGCGCGAGGGACACCTCGAGCAGCTTCCACCGCGAGTAGACCGTGTGCACGCGGTCGCCGTACTTCTTGCGGTCGACCTCGCTTGCGCGGCGCGTGCCGCCGTCCTCTGGCACATAGCCGACCGACACGCCCTTGATGATCCCTTGCCCGACGAGCGCCGCCGCGACCTCGGGGAAGAACTCGCCCGCGTATCCGTCAGGCCGCTGCGCGAACTGGAAGTCCCCGACGATGGTGCTGTCCTTTCGCTTCAACCCCAGGCACTTGCCGACAGGCTGCGCGTAGTCGTGGTTCCAGAAGAGGATCGGGTTGCGCTCGAACTCCGAAGAGTTCATGCCCTGCGGGATGAGCACCTCGCCGTCGCGGTCGAGCGTCTCTGCGGTGATTACTGCGGTGAATCCCCTGGGTGTCGTGCGAATCTCTGCGGGAAGAGCCTTGCGGACGATCTGGATCGTGTTCATCGGATTCCTGCCTCAAGGTTGATGCGGCGGCGCTCGGCCTCGATGTCCCCCGACTCCTCGATTTCGCGGATCTCGCGCTCGAGCGCATCGCTTAGAACGGGCTGCATCGAGCAGCGACAGTTCGGATGGAGCGGTGGCCCCTTGATGTCCTCGTAGTCGAGCACCATTTCTCGCGTCTTCCCGTTCGCATCGGGGACACCGAACAGAAGGTCGCCCTTCTGGTAGAACGAATCGTTCAGGCCGATCGACTTCTCCCCGTACCGCTTCGATGCGGCCTCGCAGAACTCACACGGGTCGGGAGCGAGCAACCAAGTCTTCCCCTGCACAAGGCCCGTCGCCGTCCACGCGTCGACCTCGGCGGTGCGGGCGGCGCGCTGCGCCTCCGTCCTCGCGACCGTGCGCGCGCGGCTCCACGACCCGTCCTGATCCTTCTGTGAGTCGGCCCATGTCTGCACCCGGTTCGCAAGCTCGTCGACCGTCTCGCCCTTCTCGAGCCCCTCGCCGAGCACCTCGCGCACGCGGACGGATGTCTGCTCGGTCACCCCCGACGCGGTGCGGCGCGCGAGGCGCACGGACTCCGTCTCGGCATATGCGCGAAGGTCGGCGCGCTCGACATCGAAGTCGACGGTGGTGGCAACCTTGGCGACCGTGTCGATGCCGAGGTCAACACCGACCGAGATCGCGTCACGAAGGTACGGCGCGAGCGCGTCGACGAGCGCGCGCTGATACTGGCGCGACCGAAGCAGCGCCTCGGCGCGGACGATCAGCTCGCGGGACGGCGCGCCCGCCTTCGCCAGTTCGTTCAGCACGGCCTTGACTTGGTCGTCGAACACAGCCGAGACGCTCGCGGCCATCGTGCGCTCGGCCTCGTTGATCTCGCGGCCCTCGCTTTCCGCGCTCTTGCGGTGCATCCCAGTGGATACAGCCGACTCCCACATCGCCTTCTGCGAGATGCGCTTTGGCTCGGCGCAGCCGCAGCCGCAGGACTTCGCGGCGGGCGCGGGCGGCGGCGGCGTTCCCGTGTCTGACTTCTCGCGCGCGCTGTCGAACTCCTCGACCTTGCGCCGCGCCCACGCATAGCCCTCGTCGCCTCCCCAACCGTGCCACGCTTGCCACCCCTTGCCTTGGTCGTCCCAAGTCTCGCCGTCCTTGTCGGACTGATGGCGGTCGAAGTACGCCACCATGCGGCGGATGGTGTCTTCCGACAGTTCGCGGCGGTTCGCCAGGTCGCGCGCTCGCGCGAGGCCAACGGCAGTCATGCCGCGCTGGCTCTCGGGCTTCGTCTCGCGCACCTCGAGCGCGCGCCGCGCGTTCTCCGCGACGGCGGCGGGCGGCGTGGTGTCGATGTCGCCGAGCGCCTTCGCCTTCGCAAGTTCGTCGCGCTCCATAGCCGCGATGACCTCGTCCGCGCTCTTGCCCTCGCGGCACATCGAGTACGCGATCGCCACCGCCTGATCCTGCGGGTAGCCCTCGGCGAGAAGCGTCTGAATCTTGCCGCTCACGCAGTCGCCAAGCGCGTCCTTCGTCTCGACGGCCTTCGCGGCCACGGTCGGCTCCTCGGCCTCTGGCTGCGCGTCAAGCGGGCCGACGAGGCCGTCAGGCTGCGCGGCGGGCGCGGGAGCGGGCGCGGCGTTGCCGAAGATGCCGCCGAACGGCGACGGCGGCACAGGCGGCGGGCCACCGAGCGGCTGACCGTTGATGAGCGGGCGATCGGCCATCGGATCGGGCAGCGGCTCAAGTCCCTCCTGCTGCCGCGCCTCGTTGATCGTGAGGATGCCGCCAGCGACATAGGTCGTGCGCTTGGTAGTCTCGAGCTGCTCGTCCGCGCGCACGGGGTTGTCGTACGCGAGGAACGCGTCATCCTCGATGCCGAACAGCGGCAGAAGGTTCTGGTTGAGCACCTCCTCGTCCATGCGGAGCATGGGGAGGATCGTGGTTTCCTTCCATGTCGCAAAGCCGACCGTCGCGCTCGCGAGGTTCGGGTCGTTGGCGCGAAGCATCGACACGGGCACGCCAAAGACGGCGGCGATCTCTTCGACGATCTCGTCGCGGCCCTGCAAGTCCTTCGGCGGGAACTGCAACGGCTTGAGGTCGACCTGTCCCGTGATCGCGAGGAAGCGGCCCGTCTTGTTCGTGCCGCGCAGCTTCGTCTCGACCTGTGCGGTGAACCGCTCCAGCTCCTCGTCGCTCGCGTTGCCCTGTGCGACCAAGAGGTAATCAGGCCGCGACTTGTTCGCGAAGAAGTGGTAATCCATCTCGTGCAACGCTTGGTTGCTCGTCACGGCTCCCCACGCGGCCTCGACCTTGCCCAGCCCGTAGTACAGGTCGCGCGGGTTCGGGTTCTTGAAGTGGATCACCTCGTCAGGCGTGAAGTCCTGGCGCTGCGCGTCGTTCCGCCCGTACTCGTAGCCCGTAATCCACGGCTCCCCGCGCTGCGGGTTGCCCGGAACGATCCTCATCCACTGCGGCGGCATCGTCCACAGCTCGACGGGCACGCCGAGCGCGGGGTCGATCACGGGATGCAAGTACGCATTGCCCGTCAGTTCGGTGTACAGCACGCGCAGGACGGCGGCATCGAAGCCGTTCTGGTAGGGGTTGACCTTCGCGAGGAGTGTCAGGAGCGGATGAGAATCGGTGACGATCTCGTAGTCGTCGCCGTATTCCGCTGCCTTCGTCATCGCATAGCGCGACGGGAGCTGCGCGAGGTCGCCCGACAGGTACGCCTTGGTGCGCCGACCCGTCCTGCGCGTGTTCCAGAGTTTCGTCCCCGCGCTGCGGTTCTTCACATACAGGCGCAGCGGAGCGGAAGCGACCGCGACCGCGTTGAGCCGCGCGGCGGCGTACACCCACGAACGGCACTCGACCACCGCAGCGTGGTAGTTGAACGGAGGCGGCACATAGTCGCGCCCGATGAGCGTAGCGCTCGACGCGGCCTCGTAGCGGCTCGGCTTGTCGGTGGTGAATGCCGCCTTGATGCGCTCGAGTATTTTCATATCACTCTCATCGTCATCGGTCGCCGCGTGCGGCGGGAATGCACCGCGAGCGCAAGGGCGCACACGCCGTCATCGTGCCCCGCAGTCGCCTCGTAGGAGACGCTTCTCCCTGAGTATCGGTAGCCGAAGGACTCCAGTTCCGCGCGCAGCCAGCCATCGGGGAAGCGGATTTCCCGCGTCTGGACGGCGAGTTGCAGCCCCTCCATGATCTGCTGCTTGCTCTGCGAGGTGAACTTGAAGCCCTCTGCGGCGCGGCACACGCGCGCGAGGTCTTCCACGATCGGATCGCCAACGCCCGTCGAGTCGATCAGCGCGGGCGTTCCGCCGATCATCTTCGCAAGTCGCTCGCGCGTCACGCCCCAAGGAGACTGCCACCGCTCGAGGCGGCAGACCGCGCCGTCTCGGTCGATGCCCACGGCAACGGTGAAGTCCTGGCTCTTCGCAAGGTCAACGCCCCAGTGCTCGACCTTCGCGACCGACATCGGCCCGATGCACTCGCGGATCGCGTCGAGGCCGAACGGGTTGCCGCCGTCCTCGGCGGGGATTCCCTCGTACTCCTGCGCGAAGACCTCGGCGGGCAGCGACCGCCGCGCGGCCTCGACCTCGTCCGCGTCGATGTGCGGATTGTGGCGCGTTCCGATGCGGAAGGCCCGCATCGTGCCAGTGGTGTCACCTTCCGCCTCGGTGAACAGGCGGTGAAAGTCGCCCGTCCCTTTCGGCGTTCCGAGGAAGAGCGCACTTCCCTTGCGGTCGGCGAGCGTCGGTCGCGCCGCGTTGCGCCACCATTCAAGCAGCTTGGGCACGAAGCCCGCCTCGTCCACGACGATCAGGTCGTAGTCGCGGCCTCGGCCCGCGTCGACATCCTCGAGCGACCAGAAGTCGATCACGCCGTGCGTGACGAGCTCGAGCCGCTTCTCGACGCGATCCATGCGGGCGGTCACGGGCGCAAGCGCGCGCTCGATGTCGCGCATCGGGTCGGCGAGGTACTTGTAGGTCGGCGCAAACCACCCGACCTTGCCGCGCCTGATTGCTCGGCGCATCGCCTTGACGCGTCCGTAGGTGGTTTTCCCCCAGCGGCGACCGATCTCAAGGACGGAGAACCGCGCGAGCTGCGCGTCGACGCTCAACTGGCTCGGGTGCAGGACACTGGTTAGCGGCTTCAGCTGGACTTTCACGCATCGCTCGGCGGCTTCGGCGGAAGTTCCTCGATGGTCACGACCTCCTCGCGAATGGTCTGCTCGGCCTTATCGCGCTGCCCGAGGTACTGCTTGCCGAGCCAGATCAGCATGGCCGTGTTGCCGTTCTGCGCGCTCTCGTACTGCCAGCGGCGCAGGGAACGGCGGATGTCGGCGTAGCCCGTGTCGAGTTCCGCGCGCGCGTTGCGCAGCAGCGTGTCGACGGACACGCCGACCGCCATCGCGATCTCGTCCTGAGTGCATCCGATGCCCGCGAGGGTCTGCACCAGCTTGCGGTCGAACTCCGCGCGCGGCCTACCGCGACCGCGCTTAGTCGGCTCCGCGTGCTTTGGTTTCTTCGCCATGTGCGGTCACTCCTTGGATGTACTCGGCGCGGACGAGCGCCGCGAGGTTCGCCGCGAAGTCGGGCGGCACGGTCAAGGGATCGACCCACCAGTCCTCAAACGGGCGCAGCGCGCCGCCGACCGCGACACACACATCGGGCGCGACCAGTTCATAACCGAACGCCGTCAGGATGCCGCGCATTGCCGAACGCTCGCGCGTGCTCCCACGGTACGCGTCGTGCTCGACCGTGATCGCGCGGAACCGAACGCGGTCGAGTGGCAGCGCGCACAGGGCGCGCAGCGTCAGCGCGGGCGGCTCGAGGTCGAGGCTCAGGTAGTCGACCACATCCGTCTTGATCGCAGCGTCCCAATCCACGGCGAACGCGTCACCGTAGACCGCGACCGCCTTGCGCTCGGCGCGGAGCCGCGCCTCATGCTCGATGTCGCACAGGATGCCCGTCCACCCCATGCGCTCCAGTTCGTAGGTGTTGCTGATGAGTTGCGGCTCGCCCGCGCCGATGTCCAGGTATGCCCTGCCCGGCCCAAGCAAGTGCCCGACCCAGCGATCCTGCAAGACCTGGCCTCTCCATGTTTCGTTTCGCATCCGTGTTGTCCTTTCGATCAGTTCCAGACCCCGCCGTCCTTCCAGAACGGCTGCGCGGGTTGCCATGTGCCGCCGACCTTGATGTACGGAGTGGCGGTCTGCCACACGCCCAAGACCTTGATGTACGCGAGCGTTCCGACAGGGGCGATGGCCTGCGGCGCGAACAGAGTGAGGAACATTACGCGATCCCCTCGAGCGCGGCGACGGTGTCCTCCGTTGTCGCGATCTTCGCGTCGAGCGCGGCGACGAGCGCCGAGTCGCCTTGCGACCATGCGTGCTCGCGCTGCCGCGCCAGCGTGACGAGCTTGTTCCGAGCGAGGTCGAGAAGTTCTTGGATCGTCATCAGATCACCATCATCCTTGCGTGGATATTGGAGGTGTTCATCACCATGTGCAGATACGGGATGCTGGTCGCGCCGTCCTTGTAGACCACATCGAAAGCCGTGTCTCCGACGAGGGCCGCGCCCTGCGCGACATTCATCGTGGTCATGCCGTCCATGCCGCTCGCGGCGATGTCGTAGCGGAACCATCGGCCCGTCACTTCCTTCGTGCCGTACAGGTAGTCTCCCACGTAGATCCACTTCGATCCCGTGGTGAATGTCTCGACGGCGGGCGCGTATGTGACGGCGCTCCACGCGTTGAGCGCGATGTCGTAGCGGTCGAGCTGCGCGCCCGCGCCGCCACGGAACGAGTAGAGGAATCGCCCGTTGCGGATGGCGCTCTCGTTCGTCCAATCCGCTTGCGTCACACCCCAGATCCACTGACCCGACAGGCCCGCGCCTGGCGCGCCGCCGCGCGCTGCGGTCGGCGTGATCGTAGACCATGTGTTCGATGTGATGCTGTAGCGGTACAGCGCGACAGCGGCGTTTCCGATCAGGTACAGGAAATCGTCGTTCCCCTCCAGCGCGTAGGTGGATGTCGCGTCGGGGTTGGTGGTCCACGCAGCGCCGACCGTGATGACGGTCGCCGTGTTGCTCGCGACGGTGCGGATCTGGCCTGCGCCCGTGCCGCCAGTGATGCGAAGCTGGTAGTTGGTCCACTGGTTGGTGGTCCACGCCTTGCCCGTGTTGGTCAGCGTGGTTGCGGCGCCGGCCGTCGCCGTGCCAGTTGCGAACGAAACATACGCGCTGTCCACCCAAGACGGCGTGGCCATCAGTCGCGCGTCCGTGCCGATGGATGCGGGCATGTTCGCCAGCGTCGTCCAAGAGTTGGTCGCGAAGTCGTACTTTCGGAACGACGCTGCGGCTGTCGAGCCGCCCAGCCCGACATACCAGACGGGGGTCACGAGCCTGTACACCGTCGCGTTGCTGAACGCGGATGCCTGCGTGGCGACCGTGATGACGGCGTTCACGCCGATGTCGTTCGACACGATGGGCAGCGTCACGCCCGCGTTCGGCCCCGCGAGGATCTGGATGGAGTACCCGCGAAGGTCGCGGGCGAGCGTCTGATTCGTCGTGATCGTGGAGGTCGTGCCCGCCGTCGCCGTCAGCGATGCCGCAGCGATCGTGCTGCCAGTGGAGAACGAACCCGCCGTGCCGGACGACCCAGCCGCCAACGCCACAGCAAGGCCAGGGCTAGGTGTCTGAACCCAGCCGTCCTCGTTCGGGTTGTAGAGGTACGCGACCGTCTGCGCCTGTACATAAAGCTGCTGCTGGCGATAGTGCCGCGAAGAAGCGATGAACGATCCTGCTGCCGTGTTGGCGGGCGCTGGGGTCATGTACTCCCATCGCTTGGTGTCGAGGATCTTGCGGTTTCCGTTGGTGGTTGGCATGGGTCAGCTCGTTGCGATGTTGCGTCGCAGCGAGTCGGCTGCGAACTTGTTGAGGTCGTTCACCACGGTTCGCGCGTCGATTGCGCCGATCTGCGAAAGACTGGTGACGGTAGAACAGGTCGTGCACGTTCCGCTTGCGAGAACCGCCGTCTCGACATTGACGCGCTGCCTGCCGCTCGCGTCTGGAATCGACGCGTTGAGCGTGCGGGTAAGAGAGGCCACCGTGAAGCGCAGCGCCTCGATGGCCTCGATCAGTTCGCCGTATGCGGCCATCGGCATCGGCTCGTCCACATCCACATAGATCTGGAGGGAGTCGCCCGCGCCTTGACCCGCCGTACTGGCGTCGAGCGTCAGAACGCCGCCCGAGTAGGAGGCAGCGCCCTTGGTCGCGTCAGCGAAGTTGTAGATGATCGTGTTCTGCGTGGTGTTCGTGATGAGCAGGATCTGATTCAGACCGAGCGTCACGCCGTTGAACGCGATCGTTCCAGCCCCCGCGATGCCGGGAGTGAATGTCCACGATCCGTCGAGATCAACGCCGAGTAGTCTTTTCATAGGGCCACCGCCATTGCGATTGCGAATGCCTCTGTCACGCCGCCACCGCCGCCGCCGCTCGGCGTCTGCCATGACACATTCCCCGCGCCGTCAGTCGTGGGAACCTGTCCGTTCGTGCCGTCACCTGCGGGAAGGTCGAATCCGCCAGCCGATCCCTCGATGCGGACGCGCGACGCGGCCTTCGCGACGAGCTTGCCGCGCCCCGACTCGAGCGTGGCGTTCGTCGTGTCGTGGGACACGCGGACGAAGTCGTTGGCGTTGGCCGAGCCGCCGCCGTAGAGGTAGAGCGTCGGGTGCGCGTGCGCGGTGGCGGGGATGCGGTTCGCGTTGTCGATCTCATTGCCCTGCGCGATCACGAGCGCGCCCGTGCTGCCCGCGTTGTTGACGAGCAGCCCGCACGCGACGCCCGCGCGGCTGCTGCCGCTGACATGGCGGATGAAGTAGTTCTGCGACGAGCCGAACGCGAACCGTGTGTCGTTGTTCAGAACGACGGGCACGAGGAAGTTCAGGCTTGACGATGTGTTCAAAGCGTCGGTGCGCGTGTTGCGCGTGCCGATGCGAACGCCGAAGCCCCACGATTGACCGTCGACGGTGAGCGCGTAGTAGTCCTGCGACGGCTGCGACGGGTGCGTGCCGTTCGGACCGATGTCAATGCGACCGTCTGAAGCGTTCGACAGGAACTCGCCGCTCGCGAGGCTGATCCCCGCGAACTGCGGCGTGTCGGTCGTACCCAGTCCGAGCGTCGTGCGCGCAGTCGCCGCGTTGGCATCGTCGAGGATGCCGCGCGCGAACGCCGTGCAGACGATCTCCTCGACATCGCCCGCGCCCACCGTCGAGCGCCCGAGCAGGCGGTCCGTCGCGGTGACATTCTGCATCTTCGCGTAGGTCACGGCATCGTTGGCGATGGTCGCCGCGAACGAACCCGTGCCGCTGCCCGTGACATCGCCAGTGAGGGTGATCGTCTGCGGGTTCAGGCGCGAGTCGTTCCGCGCGAGCGTGTGGCGCGCGACCATCGAGTTCACGCGGACTTCCGCGCCCGCAAGCGATGTCCCCGTCCTGTCCTGAAGCCACGCGCCCATCCACGCGATCGTGTTGTCGGGATCATGGATCGAACCCGAGTGGCGGTACACGGGCGCGCCGTCGATGTAGAACAGCGCGCCCGACTGACCCGGAAACGCCACGACGCGAAGAAGCCTGTCCACGGACACGCTGATTCCCGTGTCGTGGTTCACCGTGCCGGGATTGCCGCACGAGACCCCCTGCGTGACGTACACGCCGACCCACCAAGTGCCGCCCTTCGGATAGAAGCCGACGAGGGTCTCCGCGCCGATGTCCCCGAGGTTCGACGGGCAGGTGTGGAACCGCCAGATGCCGATGCCGCACTGGTGGTTGTTCGCGCTGTCGAACGCCACCACGCGGACGCTCGCCTCGACCTCCACGCCCGCGTGC